TATCATCTTGCCAGCTGTTATTCTCTCACCTTGCCCGCTAAACATATTAAGTACTTCATTATTGAGGCGAGATAGACGGTTAGTATCAAAGACCACTTCCTCTACCACTTCACTAGTCAGCCTGCGAGCAGCCACATCATCTATGTAGTTGAACTCTAACATAGGAGAACCAGCTCTAACTGCCGCATCCCATCCTTCCATAGGTCTTGCTATAGCTTGGTCAATAGCACTTGTGCCAGTATCAATAGCATCCTTAGCAGTCAAACCTTTGACATTGCGAACTTCAGGAAAAGTGCGTTGTAGCATAGAGCTAAACTTCATATAGCTGTCTCTAGCGAAGTTCCTAGCCATCATAGTGTAAGTTCTAGGAATCTGATAGCCAGCACCAGTTAGCCAGAAGGTTCCCTTGATAGGAGATAGAACTACCTTCACACCAGTCTTAAAGATAGCATCTGCACCTGCTACATACCCGCCTTCAACCGCCCCTACCCAAGGACCTATTCTAGTTCCTATACCTCTAAGCCCTACCCTTGTCAGTCCCGAACCTAACATCTTAGCACCAGAAGTAGCAAAGCCCAGTCCGATATAGCTTATGGGGTCAAAGAAAGCCTCAGCACTTAGTTTTAGCCACCAAGGAGTATCCCAGTCATTAAATGCCTTTGCATAAGCAGACCACTCAGACTCTCCCATAGAGCGATAGAACTTAAAGTTTTCTTCCAATCTAGCAGCAGCAGTATACTCAGGTGTATTATAGAAGTCATGAACTGCTATGATAGAATAAGCTACTAGCGGTCTTGAGAGCATATTGAAGTACTTATCCAGCAACTCCACTGTAGCCATCATAGGCTGAGTTACTGTTAGCTTAGCAAACTCTAGCGGAGTTAGGTCAGGAGCTTCTGCCATTACTATTCCTTCTCGGATAAGATTTAACCTACTGGACTCTAAACGCCAGTAAGTAGCCTTCATATTAAGCCAATCCTTAGCGGTCTTCAACTCTTCATCCTGCAAGTCCATCTTGCCGAGCATATACCTAACCTGCTCTTCGGTCATGCCTTGAGGCATCTCGGCTACTCCAAAGGCAAAGGACTTAGCTATTTCTTCTACAGTTAGATTGTGAACTGCTCTTAGCTCCAGTTTAGGAGCAGTTAGAATTTCATCCAGTATCTTGGTCTGAGCTTCAAAGGCATCTCCGACAAAGCCTTCTGGCAGTATATTGGAAAGGTGCTTCAGACGGTCATAGGTAGAGGTTAGCCAGATTTCATCCTCATCGCTCATACTGTCCATTGGAATATACTGTAATATGTCTTCTGCCTTCTGAATCTTATAATCTGGAATGGAAAGATAGTTTGGCAGAGTAGTCAATACTTCTTGTCGCCAGCGGAGAGCCTTCAGGTCTTGCAAGGCTATGTCAAACTCTATCCTAGCCTGCTCCAACTCTAGAGTAAATCGCTCTGGAGGCTGTATGCCTAAAGTCTCAGTAATAAATGGAACAAGAGGATGTAAAGGACCTTTCAGCTCAAGTCCAGTTTTTCTACGCTCTACTTCAGATAGCCGTTGCTGAGCCTCATAGTACTCAAGTCCCAGCTGAGTCAGCTCCTTACCAAAGCCAGGAAAGTACTCAGGATATTCAACTGGAGGAGGAACTTCTGGAGGAAGCTCATCTGGAGCTTTGGCTTTCTTAAACTCCGCAAACGACCCAGGTCTTCCAGCAGCTATCCATTCTTGTAATGCTGTCTCACCGTTTGGCACTATCGTTCTCCTTCAGGCGTAGCTCTGGTAGGCAGAGGAGTTCGCTGAGGCACAGTTTCAGGTCTACCTCTGACAGCTCGTGCTGGCGGTCGTTCCTCTCTACCCTGCTCAGCCATCAGCATAGCCATAGTTGCATCTGCTACAGCATCATATAGTCTAGCAGTCTCTCTATCCCCAGTCTTACTCAACCAAGCTGCTTGGCGTCTATAATACTGAATGAGAGCTATCAGAGCGTTACTAGGATGCCCCTCAGCTTGGTCAGCTCTACGCTGTGCTCTCTCCTGCATTGGGTCTTCAATGTCAGGAAACAGTTTGCCCAGAACATAGGTATAGCTTAGAGTGAAGTCTGGGTCTAGCATTCTGGCGGTTGTAGCTCTCTGCACCAAGTCACCAGGAATTTCTACCTCATAGTCAGCACTAACAAAGACATTGTCTGGCAAAGCATCTGGATAACTCCAGCCATAAGGTTTTACTCCTCGCTCCTTGATATCTGCCAGTATGTCATTGTCTTCATCCTCATACTTGTTTATAAAAGCCTGATGAAAAGGCTTCAATACTTGGTTAGCAGAGGCAGCTATCTGACTCATAACATAGGCTGTCAGCTGACCTTGAACACTTCCATACATAGCCCAGCTAACTCCACCTCTCTGCATCATAGCCTCTAGGTCAAGCTGAGTACTTCTCAGCTCCAGTGGTATAGGTGGAGTACCTATAAACTCAACACTATCATCAACACCTCCCCGAAAGATAGCTCCCCTACGGAAGACATCCTCAGGCTTGACTATTGCCTTGCCAGTCCTACTTCGTTCAAAGATTCTAGGCTGAGCAGTATCCCTTAGAAGCTGTAGACTAAAGCTCCACCACTTATTCCAGGTGCGGTAGATATGTTCATTAGTTGCTACAATAGCCTGCCCTAACTCAGCCTTCCAGCGCTCAGTACTAACCTCCTGAGTATGCAGTTTTAATGTGGATGAGTAAGTAGGAATTACACCTTCTGTCAGACTGCCCATATCAGGTAGTCCACCAACTGGAGCTACATAGATAGGCATACGCTTAAATCTAGTGCGTTCAAACTTCACCAGTACATTATCTATAACTATGGCGTTCCAGATAGCCTTACCAAAAGGAAAGATATCAGATATCTCTACCCACCAGTAGTCATAGATAGTAACATTCCTTCCTACTGATGCCCTCCACTGAGCGTAGTTGTTACTCAATGCCCAGCCATTCCGCTTAGCCATATTAGTAGCTTGACTGGCAGCTACTCGGTAGATGTGGGCTATTTCGCTAAGTCCTAGAGTCGCATCCCACATAGGATAGACATCTATAGGATTCCAAGGCTCATTGTATAAGCGACTACCATCATCTGTAACTGCAGCGAAGTCTGCATACCAGCCAGTTGCCAGCATAAAGCCTAATGAAGTCCGCTGTAGAGATTGTCTAGGATTAGTCCTACGAAAGTTAGTCTGAGCATCCTTCCAAGCAGTACGGAAGAAGCGGCTAACAGAAGCTATCGCAGCTGAGACTTCTGGGTCTACTGATTCATAATCCTTTACTCTATGAGGTATATCGGTATCTAGGAGATGCAGCACTAAGTTAAACAGAGACCTTGGGTCATTACCTACGAATGACTCCATCTTCTCGGTTTTGAGTTCATCAATCATCTCTATGAGTCTATACCAGCGCTTCATAGCGTCATCACGAGGCGACCAGAATTGTTTCAACTCACCGCAGCGAGTAATTACTACAGTTGCATTTCTATTCATTCACTTCTCCTTACCTTCCCCAGTCATCATCCCAGCCACCTTCAGTAGTGTTTCCTACATAACCTCTAGCTATAGGCATAGCGTCTCTGCAAACTATCGCTATAGCACCAGCATCGTGATGGTCGTCAGCACCTACTACCAATATACCACTCTTAACCATAGCATTCCTGCGTATGTTCCTACACTGAGACCAGAAGCGTATATCTTGGCAGTCTATGTCATCAAGGTGCCTGCTTACCTCTGTTATCATATAAGGCTTAGTTGATAAATTAGTTTGCCAGCCGATAGCCCTTATTGCTTTGCCAGTCCTTACATCCTCACGCCAATAGAGGTCAGAGTAGTCTCTCAGATGACTTACAATGTCTAGGTTGTCCTCTGGGCAGATAACTCCAGTGTTATAGTAGTGAGCTACTTCTTTCATAAGCTCTGCCATCTCCCATTCATCATAGAAGCCTGCCAGAGTAGCACAATGTTGCATTACTGGAGGAATTTCCTTACCATCTTTATTCCTAAAACCTCCTATGAAGTTCCACACATGACCTACAGATTCAGATGTCTTACCTTTGCCAGGGTCTATGGAGATAACATATCCTTTGCCTTCCTCTACATCGTGCCAGATATCCAGTGTAGCTGATAGAGTAGCCTGAGTTACCTTATCAACTGCGATAATGTTCTTCTGTATAAGTGGAGGACGACAGTTGTGAATCTTATCAGTTATGATGTCAGTATTGTAGGCTTGGTCGCCTGCCACTAAGAAGCAGGTCTCGTCGTCCTCAGGAAACTCCTGCTCAAAGATGAATATAGTATCCCCAGCTCGGCGAAGACTAGATATCTCAGCTTTCTTATATCTCCTCCATCTAATCTTAGCCATAGCCTCAAGCTCATCAAGACCATAAGTTGCTATCCATAGTCCTAGCAGGTTAGCTTCCTCTGACTGAATATTCGGTAGAGGGTCTTGACTGTCTCCAGGCAGACAGAACATATCATCAGCATACATCTTATACTCAGGATGCAAGTACCAGGGATAGAAATGAGACTTATATACTGAGTCACCAATCAGAGTACCTTCCTTAGCTGCTCTATACATCTCACAGAAAGGACTATCCTCACCATTGGCAGTACTGCCTATACGGATTTTAGTCATAGGGCTAAGAGGCACTCTCTGTATTGCTGAAGCCATAATAGCCTCATGAGTGCCAAGCATCCAGAAGGCATACTCATCCAGTAGCAGATTATGAATAACCTCACCTCTACCGAGTACATAGCTCCTGCTACTGAATATATACATGGTAGAGTAGAAATTAGTAGCTTTATCTTCCCAACTTAATTCAGTAGCGGATTTATGGTCAAGTTTAGGAATGGTAGGAATCTTCCTCTGCAAGCTCTGATGAAAGCGCTTAGCCTTTAATATCTGACGCTGAGCACTAAACTCATCATAGCTAATAATGACTGACACAGTGCCGTCAATAGTAATGTTATCTAGGAAGAAATCGCCAACTATAATAGAAGTAAAGCCTACCTGAGCAGGCTTAACATAGATATCACGCAGACCAGAATTGACGATGATATCTTCCTGAATAGGATTAGGTATGAGAGGAACTCTCTGCCTATTCTTATCATCAATGTCTAATAGCGTGCTTAGCGTAAGCCGTCT